CGCGCGGGTTAAACCCATCGGGGAAAAAGCTCATCGCGTGATCCACTCGGAAAGCGAGAGGCTGGGCGCGGAAAAGACGGACCCCTCAAACGAGGGCCAGCCCATTTCGTCGCCAGCCGCGACAAAGAGGCCGCGCGCAGCCAAGTCGATCACAGCGCCAACCGCAACGGGGCGGCGCAGGGGCATTTCAATCTCCAGAACCGCGCTTGCGCCATGCCCAGACCGCCCAACGACGACGAAGGGCCAGCTATCAACGGAGAGGATCGCGCCGATGCGAACCGGCGATCCAATCCCGCGCTCGTCAACCGTGATGCTAGATGCGCCAGCAGCGGCTGCGACCGCGCAATGGATGACGGGGCGTGCCTCAACATAAGCCCCGTTGAGGTACAAGGTGAGCGCAGACCGCCAGTCGGGCGCGGGGCTAACTGACTGGCGCGCGATAGGGTCAATCATCGGCACGCTGTAGCAATTCACCCGCCCCCGCCCGCGAGCGATTAGGGAGCGCCACACGCGCGCCAAATCGGCCTGCAGCGATAGGTTCGCAGAACCGACCCACCGAGGGACGCGGTTATAGACGATCTGCTCAGACCCATCATTCGCCGCCCCCGCAGACTGCCCGCGCCAATCGATCTGCCATGCGCAGCTCGTCACGCGCATCAGGAATCGCGGTATGGTAATAATCCCGCGCTGCATCAGATCGTCCCCCGCGATTGAAGGGTCTTGGCGTTGCCGCCAAAGGAGCGCTGCGAGGCTCCAAAGGCAGCGGCACCCGCCGCCCGCGATTGATAAGCGATCCGTGCGGCAATCGTGCCATCGTCGGTGAGCGTGAGCTGCCCGCCCGTTACCTGCAAGCCGCCGCTAGAGCCGCCGCCGCCAAAAGCAACCTTGTTCGGGATGATCGTGCCCGCAGACTTTGGCACGAAGAGCTCGGGGCCTTGCTCACCGACAACCGAGACCTTGCCGAGCGGGGGATCGCCGCCATCTGCGAAGAAGCCCCCGAAGATGCTGCTGCCCAAGTTGACCAGCCCAGACAAAAGACCGCCCGTTGAGGTTTTAGAGCCGTTGCTGCCGGTCGTGATCGACCCAAAAAGCGCCGCCTCCATTTTGGCTTTCGCCAGCATCAGCGCGAGATTGGAGAGGGTCGTCGAGAAGCTGTTTCCCGCAAAAATCGTGTCCATGATGCCTTCACGCAGGCGCTGATGCGCGTCCGCCGAGGCCTGCACCTGCGCTGCGACCTGCTGCTCCGCGGCCTTGCGCTGATCCGCCACCACGGCGGCATGCGCATCGGCCTCCGCTTTTGCTCTAATCGCGTCCGCATAGGTCAGCTCAGAGCCAGCCATTTGGGCGCTGAGGTCGATGCCTTGGCGCTTCGCCTCTTGCGTGAGCAGATATTCAGCGCGCAGCTTTGCTTGCTCTGCGGCGCTCTTGGTCGCTATGCTCGCCTCGAACTCCGCATCCCCAACCGACTTTTTCAGGCTTTCGGAAAACGAGGTCTGCGCCTGTGCCATCCGCTCGCGCGCGCTTGCGGCCCTCTCAGCCGCTTCTGCGGCGCCATTGAGGTATGATGATGCCGCCTCGGACGCGCCGCCGAATGCAGACGCCTCACTCTCTCGCCGCGCGCGGTTGATGCCGCCATTATCGCTGCCGCGCCGCGCGATTGCATCCGCAACGCCCTGATTTTCGCCAGCCTTGAGGGCAGCGACAACGCCGCCGAGGTCGCCGCCAGCCTTGAACTCACCCGCGCCGTAATTGTGGATCACAGATGCGAGGGCCCCCTGCTGAGCTTCGGTCAGGCGCTGGAAGGCTTCCGGCCCAATGGTCGCGATGATCGCTTGGAAATACTCCGCGATCCGACGCTCAAGGTCGCGCTCTGCGTCATCGAGCGATACCGTCATGCCCTTCTGCACAGAGTAGGTCGAGCCGTCCGCGCGCGTGCCGGTGTCGGATCCGTATCCAGCGCGGTAATGGTTCACATCCCAGTAAGCAGATGCCGAAAAGCCCTCTTTTTGCTTGATGATACCCTTTGCTGCGTCCATGCCGGTGCCGAATGTGCCGAGCGAGCCGAACCCGCGCGCCTCGACCTGTGCAACTGCGCTGGCCGCGTCGGCCGCCATGGTCGCAAAGGTCTTCAGCTCCGATCCCGCCGCTTTGACGTGCTCGCGCATCGCGGCCATGTAGGACTCGACCGCAGTCATCACACCGTCCTCACCGCCAAAGCGACGCACCATCTCCGCCTCATCGCCAGCGACCTTGGTCAGCGCCGAACGGAGTTGCTCGGAGGCCGCCTGCGCCTGCGAAAAGTCCGCGGCCTCGCTCATGGCTTTAAGGGCCGCCTCAACCTCCTCAGCCTTGCCAATGGTCGTGCCAAGCTCGACCGCGATGCTATAGGAGCCTAAACTGGCATCAATCCCGCCAATCAGCGCCGATTTTGCGTCTGCCAGCGCGTTATTCGAGCGGAGCGCCGCCATTTTCTCGCGGGTCTTCAGCTCGCGCTCAACCGCGTCAGCCATATCGCCATATTCCTTGCGGAGATCCGCGACGGGGCGAGAGGCCTCGTCAGCCGCGGCCGCATATGCTGATGTCGCGGCTCCGAGCTTGTCCATTACGTCAGAAAGCGGCTCGGCCTCCTCTTTTATCGACAAAAACGAGCGCGCGAGAGGCGCTCCAATCGCAACCGCCGCCCCCGCAATCGCGCCCCACATGCCGAAAGCGCCAAGGAGCTGCGGCGCTTGTTGCCCAAATGCCTGAGCCGCGGACGTTCCTGCGCCTACCTGCACCGCGAAGTCGCCGACCTGATAGCCGATCTGCTGGGCCATGCTCCCAAAGCTGCGCGCGGAACCGGATGCACCACCAGACGCGTCACCGAGCCCCGCAAATTCTGCGTTCAAGCGCTCAAGTGCGGCCTCATAGGTCTTCGCACTGATGGCGCCGACCTTCTGCGCGCGCGTCACCTCCGCCAACTCAGCCTCGTAGCGTTTGGACTTCGCAAAAAGCGGGTCGAACTTCGCGCGCAGGGCGTCCATCTCCTGCCCAAGCGTCCGAGCGCTTTCCTCGGCGCTTTTGCCGCCGAGCTTAAATTGGGCCTTCTTCTCCACGGACTTTGCCGCGTCGGTGATGCGCTTTTCCATCTGCGCAATTGACTTCGCCAGCGCGGCTTGGTTGATGCCGATGGAGACGGCCAGATCAGGTGTGTCGTTCATCAAAAGCCCTCAATGCCCATGTCAGCCAGCCGATCATCGGAAATATCGTCCGCGCTTGGCGTTTCCTTCGCGCCGTTCGCGAGCTGCCACCCGTCAGAGCAGGCCATAAAGTCCCAGAGGCTCATCTCTCGCACTTGCGCGGGCGAGAACCCCATAATCGCGCCTAGCTTCAGGAAGTCGCTGAACTGCCAGCGACCGCGCTCGCTGTCTCGGCCCCCATCTCGGGAGCCGCCGACTTTCCCACGGGGTCGTCTTCCGGCCCGTAAAGCGCGGCGGTGAGGATTTCGAGGCAGGCGGGCTTGTAGAGGGCCAAGCCAAAGCCCCGATCAATCGTCGCACGGACCAGTGACGCAGCATCGGAGCGAGCCATGCCGCCGCCGATCAGTCCGAATTTCAGCACGGCCTCCACATGGCCCGCGTGCCATGCCCCCACTCGGAAGCCGTTGAGCAAAAACTCAGGCCCGCATTGCGTTGCCGACTGGATTGCCTCGATCTCGCCGAGGCGCAGCCGGAAGGCGTGAACGCCCCCCGGCCACTGGATATCAAGCGGCTGCGTCATGCCGAGCGCGCCGTGCGGGTCGGGACGCCATCGAAGTCGATCTGGATTGATGCAGAGACGCGCTGCCCTTTGGTGCGGGCGTTGTTGAGCGTCGACAGATAGGCGAGGCCAGTCTCGTATTGCGTATCGCCGATTGCGGCCTTTTGATTGCCGATGCGCACATGCTTGGCGGTGCCATCATAAAACCAGTCCATGACGACTTCGTGCGAGTGCTGTGACCACACGCCCTCGGCAGAGACGCTGACCTCTTTGGAGCGCGGCTGCTTCGCAACAACGAGCGGCAGGCTCTCATCGTCGCAATCGGCGGGAAGCTCGGTCGTGTCGAAGCTGGTGCTGCGGTTGATCGTGACGCCGATCAGGCCGCAAATCTTCGACCAAGTGATGCCATCTGCGCTGATTTCTAGGGTCATTTCCTCGAACTTTTCGGTAACGGGTGCTGCCATTTCGGCCTCCTGTTTTAACGGTTTGAGTTTGCAATTCCGCGCCTGACCGCATCAGCAATGCGCCGACGAATTGACTTTTTCTTGGCTCGATAGGCTGGCCAGAAGAACGGTTGCGCGCGCGCACCTGGGTGCATCGCGCCGGACTGCGCGCCGGACTTCCCGCTCGCCTTCGCAACGTCCGATCCGGCGCCGACCGCGTGGGCCTGAGTGCCAAACTCGACAAAGCGCGCGTAAAACGCCACCGGGTCGCCCGCATAGATCACGATCCGATCCGAGGCGTTCTTCTTCGCTTCAACGCTGTCGAGGACCATTGCGCCCTTTGGTGCACTGCCCCATGCCCAGCCAATAGATGCCCGCAGATCGCCCTCATCGACGGGGACGAGGGCCTGCATCAGCGCCACCAGCTCGGCGGCGCAGGCCTCCATGACTGGCTTGACCTCGGCGCTAATCAGGCGCGGTATGGCGCGCATCCGCCGGTTTAATTCGGGGGAGACAATGACCATGCAAGCCTGCGAGGATTTATGATTTTCAGATATATTTATGCAGCTCTGGCGCTTTCAGCCCCAGCGGCTGCGGAGACGTCAATCAACTGCGAAGATGCGGCGGCCTATCACCAATTTGCGATGCTTGGTGTTTCGGTCATGCAGGGGTTGGCTGGCGACTGTGCCGACGATTTTTCGCAGCCAGCATGCAAGACGTTCATCGCCAAGGTTGCAAAATCCGAGAAAGCAGATGGCGCTCGCGCGGATGCGTTTATCAAGTTCATGCAGGCTCAATGCGGTGATGCGATAAAAACAGAGCTGCCCCGTTAGCGCTCCTCGATGATGCACTCAACCTGCACAACGCCGTGCCCCGTCAGCCCGTCCACGTCCATGAATGACCGCGTGAGCGTGACTTCCATGGAGACGAGCGCACTGGTTGCCAAGTCGGCCTCGGCGCGGTGCAGAGCTTTTCTGACCGCACCCACGAGCCGCTTCGTCACCCAGAGGCGCTGATCGCCCTTAACCCAGCAATCGAGCTGCACAACCTCGACCCCCGCGTCGATCTCGTCGGCATCATCAGGCACATAGGACGCGGGGCCAAATTGCACACAAGGGTAAGTCTGCGCGGGGCCGTCATAGATCGCATCCCCGATGAGCGCTCCGACACCGGAATCCGCGCGCAGGATCGCAAGGATCGCGTCTTGCAGTTCGACTGAGGAACTCATACCGCCACCCCGCCATCGACAATGATCCAGACGAACGACCGATCTGAAATAGCGTCCACCTCGCGGATGTTGAACATCACACCGCTCCGCGCATCTCGCATCCGCCATTCCGGCGTGATCTGCCGCGCGACTGCGCAAGAGCGGATCTTGACCTTAAAGCGAGCCGTGCCGGTGAGGGTTCCGGCCACCTCTGCCTCCGCCCCGCGCTGATACCGAAACTCAGCCGCGCAAACGTGCCGCTCGACCCAGCCCCGCTCTTGGCCTCCATGGGCGTCGTCGGTGAGCACAAGCTCATCGAATGCCGCGCGCTCAGATAGCGTGCCCGCGCTCAAACCTGCCTCCAACGCAGTGAGGAGATCAGCATTTCAGCCGCCATCGGCACCTCGACCAGTGCTGCGCTTGCCGCCTCTCGATTGGAGAACCAGTGCCCAACGAGCATGAGCATCGCCGCCTTCGCTGCGGGGAGCTGCTCCGCGGGCATGGCGCAGACGAATTCAATCACCCCCGCAGCAACTGCCGTCACCTGCGGCCCGCCAGCGGACGCCGTGACTTCGAGCGCATCGCCGCCGAGCTGCGCGGTCGAAACGTCAGGCATGGGGAGCGCGTAAGTTCCGGCCTCATCCACCCGCACCGACCACGTTTGCGGCATGATGCAGCGCCCAAGGACGCCTTTCCAGCCGTCGAGGTGGGCGACAGCGCCAGAAATCAGCCCCTCGATCAGCGCGTCTTCGTCATTATGGTCCACGCGGAGAAATGCCTTCGCCTCCGCCACTGAAACCGGAAGCGAGGCTGGTGGGGTGACGAGATAAGGGGTCATTTCGATTCCGGCGCTTTCTTCGCGGCTTTCGTGGTTGGCGCAGCCTGCCTTGCGGGCTCTGGGCGCTCCGCCAACACGCCGAGCGCAACAAGGTGGAGCACATCAGCGGGTGCAGCCTCGCGCATATCGCCATTGCGATACTCGCGGTCGCCGTGGTGCTCGCGCAATACGATGTATTTCATGGACTATTCCCTATCGGCTCATGAAAGGGGGCGCCGAAACGCCCCCTCAGAAAGCCGATCTTAAGCCACGCGGCCGAAGTCGCCGTAGATGAAAGCCTCAGGGCGATAAACGGCAAGCGCCAGACGCTCGGTAGCCAAAACAGCGGTTTCGCCGCGCACAAACTGGTCATTGATGAAGCCAGCAGTGACGGAGACTTGCCACTGATCAAAGACCTGCGCCGCCATGTCGAAGGCGCCAACAAGACACTTGTCGACGGCCATCGCGGTAGTCGCAACAACAGGGAGGCCCCACAAAGTCGGCGCAAGGCTGCCTTGCGGGTTGCCAATGATGTAGCGACCAGTCGAGTCTTTCAGCGTGTCAATCCACGTCCAGTCAATCGGGTTCATGACGACTGCGGTCGCAGGATATTCCGCAAGGGCGGCCTGCAGCATCATCAAGCGCACTTTATCAATCGAGGTCTCGCCAACCAGCGCCAACGGGGCAGCGTAGGCGGTTGCCTGCGGAACGATCCCGAGCATATTCGCGCCGGTCCCATCGCCAAAGAGAATGGCAGCCTCCTCCTTGAGGCGCAAACCAGCGGTCAGGCGCGTGTCAATCATCGACCGAAGCTGCGACACATCCGAAAGCGCCTCCTGTGACGCCGTGATGAAGTGCGCAATGACCTTCGTGGTGACCTCGACAGGCGTGAGCGTGATCGAGGATTGCGCGGCGGCGGCGCCCTCCGCCTTCGCGGCGGCGGCGTTGGCAAAGCCGGTTTCCTTCGTGAACTTGATCAGGCCGCTATCGGTGCGCCCAGGCATGAGCAGGTCGCGGATCGTCAGCTTGCGGGTAGCCATCATCTGGACGCCCTGCAGGTGGTTCTGCGCAATCGCGCCGCCAACTGCGCCCTCGCCGGAAGTCGCCGTTGTCAAGCTCGCCTTCATCTCAACGGTAACGGAGCCGCGCCCGAGCTCAACGCCTTTCACCGAATCCGCGCGCACGAAGCGCTCACCGAACGAAAGCGCCTCGCCGACATCGGAACCGCCGCTGCGCGCCATTTTCTGCTCAATCTCGGCGAGCTGCGCCTTGAGGCCATTCAAGCCAACGAGTGCCTCATCCGCCTTGATCTTGAGCCCCTCTGCCAGCGCCTCGCCGGCCTTGGCTTTACCGAGTGCCTCCTCGGCGATGCCCTTCACTTGATCATGTGCCTTGTTAAAGGCCGCCTTGGTCTCCGCTGCGAGCTCCGCAACGGTTTTGATTTCAGCGCCGGTGGCGCTTTTGGTTTCGAGTTTCATGTAGCTCATGGGTGCCTCCTGTTATTGGCCCAAAATGGCGCCGAAGAACTCGCGCGCCTCGTTTGCCGCTTTGACAGGCTCCCCCTGCCCTTTCAGGTGGACGCGCGCGGCGCGCTCCGCCTGTGAGTTCGAGCAGCCAAGCCCCTTGGCCATTGCCTCAAACTCGCGCTCAGAAAGGCGGCCCCCCGCCTTGAGCTTTTCTGTGATTTCTTCAGGGATAGACTTGCCGCCGATCCGCGCCGAATCCTGCATCGGGAATGTCACAACCGAAACCTCCCAGAGATCCAACTCCTCCAGCACACGCACTGCGCCACCCTGGGCAGTGGTGCACTTCACCGTGCAATAGCCAATCGACAGCCCGTCAATCGCACCAGCGTCGATGAGCGCCACAGCCTCGCGCGCCTTCGCGACTTCTGTGAGCAATCGCCCCTTCACAAAGAGGCCCTGATCGTCCTCGTGGATTTCATCCCAGACGCCAATCGGCTGCTCTGGGTTGTGCTGCCAGAGCATCTTCACTGAGCCGCCATCGGCCTTCACCCGCGCGAGAGACGCCGCATAGGCGCCTCGCATCACCATGTCCCCGCCGCGGTCAATCTCGCCAAAGCGGCTGGCATAGCCCTCGATCACGCCACCTTTAGAGGCTGCCTTGAGGTCAATCCGAAAATCCTTCACTTCAAGCCCCATGCTCACGCCTCCGCTTGCCCAATCGGCACGTTCTGCATCTGCAGGCGCACCACATCGCCGCCCGCAACGGGTGGCAGGTTCTCAATCTCACGAACTTCATTGATCGTCATTGCGCCGATCTGGATCATCGTTTGGTAGTAGCCAGACCGTGCCGAGCTATCGCCGCGCATCAATGCATCGAGGTTGATGCGCGTGGTGAATCCTGCAGCACGATCTTTTGCGCTCAGGAGCTGCTTGTTTGCCGCCTGTTCAAGCCGCTTGATGCGGCGGCGCAGGGAATAGGTCACGAAGGCAATCATCTGCTGCTCGACGCTAGTCGGCCAAGCCGTTGAGCCGCCAGAGTGGCCAATCATAACAGGAGGCACCGCGAAGAACCGGCAGACCTCCTCAATCGAGAACTGCCGAGTCTCAAGCATCTGCGCGTCCTCGGGCGAGATGCTGATTTGACTATAGGTGGCACCCTCAAGAATAATCGGGCGCCCCGCATTCACCGCGCCAACATATTTCTCAACAAGTCGCGTCTCAGCGATTGCGCGCTGCTCTGGAGACATAAACTCCTTGAAAGTAATGGCCGCGCTTGGGCGCATCCCGTTCTGAAATGTCGCCGCCGCGCTTTGATCCGCAGCAAGAGCTGCAGAAAAAACCTTGCGACCGAATTGCAGGGTAGACATGCCGCCGAGAGGATTCCCTCCAGGCCCGCGCACATGGAAAACATCGAGGTCGGAGCCCTCAAATCGCTCACTATTTTCTGACCAGCTATAGCGCAAGCTCCCATCGCTCGCGCGCCGGACGCTCATCGCCTCCGGCGCGATCGGGAACAAGGCAACGATACGCTCGCCAGAGCGCACTATGCGCGCATAGGCATTACCCCAAAGCTCAAGAGAGAGGCACAAATACTCCCAGAAATCGAGCGCGGTTTGCTCGAAGTTCGGGCTGCCATAAATCACGCCATGCAGCGGGTGATTATCAGCCGCACTGCTTAACTTCCCAGCCGCGCGGCGCACCTCAAACGGCAGCGATGCAATGGTGCCGCTCACAAGGTTGGCGCATGCCCAAACTGCCGAGAGCGCCATGGCCGAAGACGCGGTAACAACCTCACCACCACCAGCCCCACCGAAGGGCCGCCCATCTGCCCACGTTTGGGGCAAAGCGGATTTGCGCTGCAAGCCAAGCAGCGAAAGCGCTTTATCTGCAAGCCCCATGCTCACGCCCCCAAGGATTTAAAATAGCTGTTTTTATTCGCGCCACCATTCGCCGGTGACGGGTTTCTACTCATCACCGTCACGGCGTCAAAGAGCGCCATAACAGGGTCTATTTTTGCATCGCCTGCGCTTTGCTTGCTCGCTCGAATGGCTGTCGCAGTCGGCTCGATCTTCAGGTTCGCCACACACCACGCCATCATCGCGCTATCATCATGCGCCATCGCCGCCTTTACGAGCCTGCGCTCGGCGGTCTTGATCGCATTCATCATCGCAAAGCCCTGAGGCGCGCCGATGAGGATTCCGTCCTCTTGCGTGACGCCGATGGCGCCAAGGGCATCAACCAGCTCGCCGAGGCCAGCGGGGTCAACGGAAACTGCCGCGAGCAAACCAGCCTCGCTGATGATCTGGATAATCTCGATTATCTGCGCCAGATCCTGCAATTTATCGTCGACAATCGTCAAATCGCCATCGCGCTCAAAGTCACGCAGGCGGTCAGCGATGGCCTTCCGACGCTCAAGCACCCCAAAGTGCGCCCACGCATGATGCCAAGCGAGCCAGCGCTTATTGGCGCCATCCTCCATGAGCTCTTTTTCCCGCCCCAGTACGCAGAGCCCAAAAAGGTCATCGAGGCCACCGCCATCAATCCCGACCACCACCGCCTCGCAGCGCTCCAAGATCAGATCGAGCGTAATCCGGCTGTCACCGCTGGCCGCCCAAAACTCCGCGCCAGGCCACCTGTTCGCCCGCAGGTTCAGGCCGATCTCAACATTAAGGTGCTTGGCCAAGAAAACGTTTCGCGTCTCTGGCCCACTTTCAACCTCTTTTCCCATCTCGCGCTCAAGCCACTGCCGAGAGACGGAGCGACCGAGGTTAGGGTTGGTCACATAGAAAAACTCTGGCGAAAGGTAGCTCTTGGCATCAAGCAGCACCTTCGGAAACTCGTAGAGCACCGCCAAAAACTGCGGGTCTATTTTGCGCCCGTCTCGCACATCGCGGGCATAATCAAGCTTCTCGCGGAACACGCCCGCTGGCGCGTCATCGCTCTGGGTCGTGAGATAAATCACAAACCCCTCTGGCCTCGACACGAGGCCGCCGCAGGCCTCGCGCAGCATCGCGTCAGAGCCCTTGCGCTTGCCGAAGATCCACAGCTCGTCAACGAGGATGAAAGAAGCCTTCTTGCCGCCGACAGTGTCTGTGTCTGCCGCCACTACCTTGAGCACCGCCTTCGTCTCGCGGTGAGTAATCGTGCGCAGATGGTCCTGCACATGCAGGATCGCAGAAAGCCCCTCATCAGCCCGCACCATCGACGCCGCGGGCTTATAACTGTTGTCCGCAATCTCCTTCGTCGGCGCGAGGATAAGCAGCTCGGCCTCATAACGCCAATTCACGATCAGCGCCGTCAGCATGATCCCAGCGGCAATTGTTGATTTCGAGTTTTTCTTACTGATGAGCAGGAAAAACTCGGTAATCAGCCGCCGCGCGCCGGTCTCGTCGAGCGCGCCAAAAATCGCCGCGACAAAATCAAACACCCACTGCTCGCAGACCTCGCCGAAGGTCGGCTGGCCTGCAAGGTCAGTGATCCGCAGGCTCTTGAAAACCTCCAGAGCGTCAGCCGCGGCGTCTGCGTTGATCGGATCAAACGGGATCAGCGAGCGGCGCTCGACGATCCGCTGCTCCCAATCTGGGCAGGCGGTCGTAAAATCTAGCATCAATTAATCGTCGGCGCCCGACGAACCGAGAACTTCCCTGCGCCAGTTGCAATGGCGGAAGCTTCCGCTTGGCGCTTGGCCTTCACACCCTCCGGCGCCTTGCCTGCCGCCGTCTCCAGCCACGTTTTCCGCGCGGCGGCGAGGGCCTTCATGGTTTCGGCACGCTTGGGGAGGGATACCGCCGCCTGAATGGCTGCGACCTTGCGAGGGTCATCCTCCAGCGCCAGCGTGAAGGCCTCAATCGCCGCCACGTTCTGGCTCACCGCGTCCAGCTCCTCGACCATCCGTCCGATCAGGGCTAGGCCGCGATCAGCTAAACTGGCGCTATCAATGGGAGGCACCGGATCGACCTGTGGCGTGGCAATGTCGACCCCACCAGAGCGCTGCGCCCAGCCCTCTTTTGTTGCGCGCTTGCGAACTGCCGTATCAGAGACGCCGTGATCGGCAGCGATCCGGCGAATAGGCTTCGCCCCGCTCTCATATTCAGCGCGAACCGCGCACCAGTCGGTTTTTTGCTCCATGGTTCGCACCTCGGTTCGCAACCGCAAACCCCATAGCGGAAAAAAATCTGTGCATGCT